GCCGACCTGCGCGGTGCCAACCTACGCGATGCCGACCTGAGCGATGCCGACCTACGCTGTGCCGACCTGCGCTCTGCCGACCTGAGCGCTGCCGACCTGAGCGCTGCCGACCTGCACGGTGCCAACCTGCGCTCTGCCGACCTGAGCGATGCCAACCTGCGCTCTGCCGACCTGAGCGCTGCCGACCTGCGCGGTGCCAACCTGCGCGATGCCAACCTATCGGAACTCACCGTCGCCCAAACCAGCATCCTCCCGGACGAAGGCGACATCATCGGCTGGAAAAAAGCCATCACACTCGACGGAGCGCCCATCATCGTAAAACTTCTCATTCCGGCCGACGCGCAACGCTCCAACGCCACTGGCCGCAAATGCCGCGCCAGCACAGCGCGAGTGCTCGACCTGCAAGACAAGCAAGGCAACAGCCTCCCGCCAGACACCACGGCGTACAGCTCATTCGACCTAGACTTCACCTACCAAAAAGGCGAAACCGTGCACGTCGAAGACTTCGACACCGACCGGTGGGACGAATGCGCCACCGGCATCCACTTCTTCATCACCCGCATCGAAGCCATCGAATACTAGGAGACTCCAAATGAACAATGAAATCCAGCGATTCGAGTTCAAGGGTGCATCATTACGCGCCCTGACCGACGAAGCGGGGGAGCCTTGGTTCGTCGCCAAGGACGCATGTGACATCCTCGGCAATGACACAAATCATCTCCGCGAAGCTCTTGATGATGACGAAATCACAAACCTCCGTAATTCGGAGGTTTGGAATCAGCCAGGGCGTGCGCCTCTCATCATCTCTGAGCCCGGCTTGTACAAGCTCATCATGCGCTCGCGTAAGCCGGAGGCGAAGGAGTTCCAGCGTTGGGTGACGCATGAGGTGCTGCCGTCCATTCGCAAGCATGGCGCATACATGACCCAGCAGACGTTGGACAAAGCGCTCACCAGCCCGGACTTCCTGATCCAGCTCGCCACCAAGCTGAAGGAGGAGCAGGAGAAGGTCAAGGAACTGGAGCCGAAAGCCAAGGCGTTGGATGACTTCACGAATATTCCCGATGCTCTGCTTGTCCGTGACGCAGCGAAACTCCTAAGCAACGATTCCAACATTCAGATCGGTGAGCATGAGCTGCGCCAATGGCTTGTGGATAACGGTTGGATTTACCGGCAGCCTAACCAGTCGTGGTGCGCGGCGTCAAGTCGCGTGAGGCAAGGCCATATGGTCATGGTGTCCTCCCGTTCCCACGGAATCCACAAGGATGGCACGCCATTCGCCTATCCGCCGACCCCGAAGCTGACACGCAAGGGATTGGCGCTTATCCACCAGCGGTTGTCCGAACAAAGTTTCGAGCGAGTGCTTGACGCGGAGGTGGCGGCATGACGTTGTTGAATCCTCCGGCGCCACCGCATGAGTTCGTTCTTGACGAGGGTGGGCACTGCGTCTTCCGTATCAATGATCGGAAAGGCGGGTCAATCGTTGAAAAAGATGGACTCAAGACGAGCATGTTGTATGAGGTTCCCGAATCGAAACTGGCTGCGTTCATCCAATGGGCTTCCGACGTTCACGGTCAATCACGATAGGAGACAGTAATGGAAGACGATTACAAGACCCGCATGGTCGAAGAATACCACGAACTCAAAGAACGCATCAGCCGACTCGATGATGTCGTCACCAGATACAAGAGGGGAGAGCTTGAGTTCAAGCCGAAATGCCTTGGCGGCATGACCATCGCCCAACTCTACATCATGCAAGACTACCTGTACATCCTCTTCGACCGCATCAAAGCCATGGGCATCAGCCTCGACTCCGACGACGAGCCTAACGAAAAGCCACTTCCACCGGAGCCACAGTCGCATGGCCTCTTCATCCCACGCGACGGCAAACCATACCTGATTCTCCATGACGAGAACGACACATGGTCATACGTGGTGAACACGCCTGGCGTCATGTGCAAAATCAACGCTTGGCGTGAATTATCCTACGATGGCGACTGGTTCAGTGGATACCTTAACTGGGAGCAGCTGGTCGAAGACCTCCAAGATTCAGCCTTCCCACTCATCCCACTGAACGCCTCAAATATGCCGGCAATCGCCAAGGCGCTCGCCGACAACGACTGATTCTTCCCCATCCGCCTGCAACCCGGATGGGGACCCATAAGCTTCGCCAGCCACTCCGATAAACAATCAAACAGTGGAAAATTGAACGTTTATCGAATATCCACGTTCACCGGCTGGCAAAGATGGAACATCCCATGATGTTCCATGCCGTGGCGAAACACATCCAAACGAACCGTCACAAGCGTTTGCATACACGCGCCGCCACGGCAATCGTCCAAGCCCACGCAGTGGGAACAGGAACCGTACCACAAGACCATCGTCAATCGAACCAGACACCACATCTTCTCCTGTACTCAAAGGTATACGACGATGATCTCGAACGGCTCGCGGTCCGAATCCGCGCTTGGACGCCAGCGGCATGACGTCAACGCCACCCATCGGGACGAAGTTTTTCACTTGGTTTTCTCCGCCCCGCATCGGGAACGATGGTCGGCCAGACTGGGTTTCCTTATTTTCCCAGTCGCCCCGCACACCCTTTTGCGAGCCAACCGTCCAGCGTCATACCGCAACCCGCCTACACCAACCACCAATCCAAGGAAGGAACACACACAAATTGACGGCACCCATCATCTTCGAAGACGGCATCCTCACCAAAGACGAGGCAATCGCCTTCACAAAAGTAGGAAAGAAAACATTCGAAGACCTGTACGGGCCCCTCGGATACCAATCAGGCCAAAACAAACTCTTCACAAAAAAGGAACTCCTACTCCGATTCTACGAAATCAAGGACCAAGCAAAGGAGATCAAACGATGACCACCAGACGACTAGTCACACCGAAAGACATACGCGACAGACAATTCCGACTCTCATTCCCATTCATGGGATACGACGCCAACCAAGTTGACGACTTCCTAGACGACTGCGCGCTCACCATCCACGCCCTCTGGAACGCAAACCGGAAACTCGCCACGGAAAACAGACGACTCCAACACGAGAACCAAACCCTCAAAACCGACGTGAGCTTCTACAAGCTCGCGGTAGACACCATCGAACACCAAACAAAGGAACAACAATGACCAACACTCCCGAATACGACTTCAGCAGCCTCCGCCCCGACGAACTCAACTCCACCATCGCCGGACTCACCGCACTGAACAAACGAAGCGCCGAAGCCCTCAAAGCCGCAAAGGAAGAATGGCGGCGCTCGCATGACGGCGGCGATAATGAGCGCGCCGTGTTCGCCGGACTGGATGCTGGTGAAATCAGTCTCAGCAAAGGCACCGAAGGCCATTACGTGGTCGTTGACGAGCGTGCGTATGGTGCCATGCTGCATGACAGCAAATTCCTCATTCCCGGTGGAAAAGCTGCGGCTGAGGACGTGTGGATGCCACGCCCCGAAGCGAAGTCGGAGGCATATCTGAAGGACATGATCGCGGACCATGACGGCGAACTCCCGCCCGGCGTCGAGTTCAAGCCGGGACGCGCCCAGACCGTCACGCTTCGCACCACGAAAGGATTCGTGGACAAGGCGTTCACCAGCGAGATAGCCCCGAAGATGTTCCAGATGCTCACTTCGACCAAGGAAGAGTAGCCATGTGCAAAAGCCTTACCATCACCAACGAGCAGGACACTTGGAGCCGCGCCCAGCTCGCGGCGCTGTCCCAGCTTGGAGTGCAGAACGCGCAACAAGCCGACTTGGCGGTGTTCCTGCACCAATGCCAGCGTACCGGACTTGACCCTTTCAGTCGTCAAATCTACCTGATCGAACGCCGTCAGAAGCAAGGCAACGAATATGTTTCCAAGCAGACAATCCAAGTCGGCATTGACGGTTTCCGTCTCATCGCCCGTCGTGCGGCGGACAGGAACCATGAACTGTTCAGCGAACCGGAAACCCTCTGGTGTGGAGAGGATGGCGTCTGGCATGACGTGTGGATCGCCCAGACCCCTCCGGTCGCGGCGAAAGTCACCGTCCGTCGAGGAGAAGGCGAGTTCACCGGCGTGGCCCTCTACAGGGAATATGTCGGAACCCGTTACGACAAGAATCTCCACAGGCAGGTCCCCACCAGCATGTGGTCTTCGAAACCGGTGACCATGATCGCGAAATGCGCGGAAGCCCTCGCATTACGCAAGGCGTTCCCGCAGGATTTGAGCGGCCTGTACACGACCGACGAGATGCAGCAGACCAACAACGAGACCGAAGAGGAAATGGTCGAAGCCGAAGTGGTTGACGAGCAGCCACGTCAGAAGCCACGGCAATACGCTCCGCAGGTCCGTCAAGGCCAGCCGGAGCAGGCAGCTGCCCAGGCCCCATCCAACGGTCCGGCCAGTCCCGACCAGTTGAAGACAGTCACCGACATCCTCCGCGCCTGCCAGATCAAACCGGAAGATGCTGACGCGTTCGTCCAGAAAATCCTCCACGACCAGACGGTCACAAGCGTAAGCCTCACGGCAGTGCAGGCCCAAACATTCATCAACGAATACCACAAGCACATGCAGCAGCAAGGAGCAGCACAATGAAATACAACCCGAAGAAACTCACCTACGGCGACGCGCTCAGAATCTCGACAGCCAACATGACCGTCACCGTCGAAGACGAAAACGGACAGCACGTCACCGGCAAGCTGAAGCACATCGGCCCGAATGACGCGCTCGCCGGTGACAACCTTGCGCTCCGTGATCTCATAGCATTGGCGCTCATCATCACGGACAACGAGTATTTCGTCGTCCGAGATGATGAGGGAATCCTATACCCGGCCATCAGATTCGACCATGACCTGAACGTCACCTGGAATACGATCATCTCCATCGAAGAGAATCCCGACGACGGCGAGGAGCTGGACTTCGCCGAATGGAAGACGAAGCTCGTCAAGGACGAGACCCCCACCGCCGACGTGGACAAGCCAACCACCGACACCCAAGCGGAGGAGTGGGAGAAGCAGCTGCCCAAAGCCAACGGATTCTACAAGGCCGCGACCGGCAGCGTATGGCTCCACGCGGGCGACACTTGGACGCCCATCCTGAACCATCACGGCAACGTTCCGCCGAACGCCTTGCAGCAGACCACCGAGGCATTCGCCTTCAGCAGCGGCCATTCGAAACGATTCCCGTTCGAACGCCTCAGCGAGAAGAAACTGCCTACCCGTCCGGGCTTCTACCGCAACAAGGACAAGACGAACCTGTACCACCTCGACAGTTGCGGCGTGTGGAAGCTCATCGCCTACATGGGACCGGACTTCGACTCGCATTCGTTGAAGGACCCATGGGAATCGCGGTTCATTCCGGTGTTGAGCGGCGAGGTCATGTCCGAGAGACACGTCCGAAACGACATGCCTCTCCACTACTGCACGCTCGGTCTCAAACAACCGAAGGAAGCGGACTGCGGAGGCGAACTTTGAACATCACCAGACGAGCCGGATGCACGTGCGCATACTGCGTGCGTCACGATCCAGTCAAGACGGGACTCATCCCATACTGCCGCAAATGCGGCAAAAGCACTTGCGCCGCAGCACGAAGCCACATGATCATGTGCAACGTCGAAGCGGCCAACAGACACAAGACGGCCGACTGTCTCAAAAACATGAAAGCCAAAGACCAGCAAGGATGGGTCGGACTCGAAACCCATCCACGACACGACAAGGAGAACAAGCAATGAGCACTCCGACCATCATCCTCGTGGGACGAATCGTCAAAATCAAAAAGGACGGCAACCTGTTCAACGCCGGAACCACGAAGAACGGCAAGAACTACATCCAGTTCCGCATCCTCTGCTCCAACAGGGTCAAGAACCCGGACGGCTCATGGGGTTACGGCGCATCCTGCTCACGCACCTGCGAAGCATGGAACGATCTCGCCACGCACATCCAGAACAGCATCAAGGAAGGCGACGAGTACATCGTCATCGGCAATGAGTCCGATGAGCGTTTCGATGATTCGTCCGGCGTCACCCACTACACGCAGAAGGTCAACGTCCGCGAGATCGGTCCGAGTCTCCGATGGGGCACCGCCCAACTGGTGAACGCAAGCCAGCAGTACGGCCAACGCCAGGCCGCATCCGCTCCCGCTCCCGCCATGCCGCAGCAGGCAGGCCCCGACCCGTGGAGTGGCGGCGGATTCGACGGATTCGGACAGTCCGCAGGAGAACCGGCGTTCTGATGTCACGCAATCGACAGTCGGCCAAAAAAGCCGGAACGGCAATGGAAACGGCGGTGGAACACTACCTGCAATGGGCGTTGAACGACCAGCGCATCATCCGCCGCCGTCTCCACGGCAGCAACGACCTAGGCGACATCGCCAACATCTTCTTCCACGGACAGCCGGTATGCGTGGAAGTCAAGAACACCAAACTCCTCGACGCCACGAAACACTACAACGAGGCGGTCGAGGAGGCCGGAAACCTTGACAGCCCCTACCCGTGGGTCGTGCAGAAGAAGCCACGCGTCGGCCTATCCACGCTCGAACGAATCGGAAGGCAGCTCGCCTACACGGATTGGGACACATACAACACCATGTGCGCGTTGGCAGACAACGACAGGTACTTCACCCCACGAATCAGGACTGAGTTCCTAGGCAGACGCAAACAACTCGTGTGCGTCACATTGAAAAGCCTCGCACTCATCCTCAACGACGGACTGCCACTCGGACCGGAAGGACAATCATGATCGCGATAGTCGCCATATGCGCCCTCGTCGTCAGCGTCATCGGATTCTTCATCATGCTCGGCTCGTTGAACCTCATCGACCGTAACAGTCCGTCAGGCGACTGGCTGTGGATATTGGGCATGACCCTAGTGGAAGGCGGTGCGATAACCATCCTCACCGACATCGGGATAGGACTCATGACATGACGGGAGAATCTGAAGTGAGGGACGGCTACACCCGACTCGACAACGGATTCTGGGCCGACGCGAGGATATGCAGACTCCGCGACGAAATGCCAAGAGCGGCGCTCATCTACGTCATGGCATTGAGCTGGTGCAGCTGCAACCTCACGGATGGAGACATCGACACCGACCAGCTGACGTACACGCTTGGCGCATCCGAACAGGAGATCGAAACCCTCATCGACCTCGGCCTGTTCCAACAGACCATCACCGGCGTGCGCATCAACGAATACCAGTCGAACGGGAACCACACCAGAAAAGAACTGGCCGACCGGACGGCCCGCAACACGGCAAGCAAACGCCGAAGCCGCGCACGACAGGCATCCGACGACAAGTATTCCGCCGATTTCGAAACCTTCTGGAAAGCGTATCCACGACACGTTGACAAGCGTCCAGCCTGGAAAGCATGGAAGAACGCCATCCAAGACACGGGCGCGGACACCATCATCAACGGCGCCCGAGCCTATGCCAGACAGGTCGAGATCGAAGGAACCGAACCCAAATACGTCAAATACGCGGCCACATGGCTCAACGCGGCGGGATGGGAAAACGAATACGACATCCGACCAACCCTCACCCTCCGCACCAATCCGACCATGATGAGCCGCAACGAATCGAACCGCATGGCGAACCTCAACAGGGCATGGCAGTACATGAGCGACGAGGAACGCCAACGGGCGATGGGAGGAACAGGATGATAACCAAAGGAGAGGCCGCGATGCTGCTGACCGCGATCAACGCGCATCACGGCAACGCCCAATGGGACGACCTGCAATTGGACGAGTTCTACCGCGAACTCGACAAGCGCAACAACATCCAAGACATGCGGACGGCGGTCGTGAGATTCTATGCGACCAAATCGGACAAGTGGATGCGTGCCGCCGACATCAACATCCTCTGCAAGAAAATCCGCGCAAGCCGGGTTCCCGACGAGAACACCATCCAACAGCTCGCCGCCAAGCATCACGTCACGGCGGACGACTATTGGGAGTTCAAACGTCGCGTCGTCTTCGGCACCGCGCGGGAAGCCCAAGAGTTGGGCGAAGCAGTCAGCAAGGCCCTCGAACAGGCCGACCGTCCGCAAATCGCATCCAAGCCCATCGCACGCCAGCCAACCGTGGACGACGATCTGGGAGACCTGTTCAAAACACCATGAGCAAATGGAAGGAAACCAACAAGTACGGCATCCACGAAAGCAAAGCCGCCTACTGGCGTTACACGCGGCGGATGGACAAGGAAGCCGAAATCCTCAAGGAACTCGAACCCAATCCGCCAACGCATGTGGACCTGACTGGATTCGAAGACTACATCCAACGATTACGAGAACCGAAGGAGCCAACAATGGACGACAATTTTCTCATCTGGTTCGATGTCGAAACCAGCGGACTCGACCCAATGTCCGACAATCTACTGGAAGTCGAAGCCAGAATCACCGACATGAAGGGCCTTCGGGTGCCATTCAACGACGACCCCCTGATATTCCATAGGGTCATCCGTTTCGATGACAACACGCCAATCCGCGCGTTCAACAGCACGACCATCGACATGCATTCCAGAAACGGACTCATCGGCGAATGCATGAACGCGGAAGACACGCTCAAAAACGTGGACAAGCAGATGGCCGCCTGGCTCATCGACACGGGCCTCGACCCCGGTCTCATGCATCCAGCCGGAACCAACGTCCACTTCGATATCCGATGGCTCGACGTGAACATGCCCAACACGAGCGGCATCCTCCACAAGCTCAGCCACCGGCGACTCGACCTCACCAGCTTCCGCCTCTTGCGACTCGCCCACGGCGGCGACCCATACGATCGCGGACACGAAACCACGCATCGCACAACCGACTGCCTCAACCGAGACATCTCCGAATACAAAACCATCATCAACCAGCAAGGACAGCGAAAATGACCCTAGAAACCCTCGAAATCCAACCGCTCACCCCAAACGCCACAATCACCCGCGCCCACGACGCGGACGCCGGACTCGACCTACACTGCATCGAAGACTTCCACATCGACGGACTAGACCGCATCACGGTGGGAACCGGCATCGCGATCAACCTGCCCGAAGGCTACATGGCACGAGTCTGCCCACGTTCCGGCCTTGCCAGGAATTACGGTATCGACATCCTCGGCGGCATCATCGACGCCGGATACCGTGGCGAGATCAAAGTCATCCTGCATAACACGTCCACCAGCCGCATCAACTTCCGTTGCGGCGACCGTATCGCGCAACTCGTCATCACGCCGGTGGAAACCCCCAGAATCCGCAAGGTCGTCGAATTCACCGACACGACGGAACGCGGGGGAAACGGATTCGGCTCGACCGGACGATGAACGACAGGAACCAGCCATGAAACGAAACGTCTACACCATCCACGGACAACGATTACGAAACACACAAGCGTCAATGCTTGTCCACATCGTCGAAACGCATCGAATGCCATCATCCGCGGCCTATGCGAAACCGTTGGTCACGTTGGGTTCCCTCATCGACAGGAATCTCATCATCCCCTCGCGGACGGCACCTACAAGCCGACCAAGCAAGGCATCGAGACCGCCGACGCGATCAAACGATTAGACAAGGAAGAGCCAACACGACGGCCAAACATCGTTCAACGTGGCATCAACCGAAACTTCAACAAGTACTGGAACGACTACTACTCGCATCCACGCACATACGAATACCACCCGACATTGGAAACAATCTGCGAAAGGAACCGATGATGCAGACACTCAGCCCGAAACAGCAGGAAATGCTCGCTGACGTGAGCAACATGCAAGGCCAATATCAGGCCGTCAATAACCAGACAGGCAGGGCACTGCTCCGCAAGAAGCTCATCCGTCAAGTGAACGACCGGTTCGAGACAACCAAGGAAGGCGAACGACTGCACATGGAAATCGTGAACCAGGCATTCGAGAAAGCAAAGATGGTGCTAAATGACTGACAACATAAACCCAAGCCACTATAAGGACGGCCCATTCGAATGCATCGAACTATCCAGTTTGCTCAGCTTCGACTGGGGTAACGTAATTAAATACTGCTACCGGTGGCGCGACAAGAACGGTGTCGAAGACCTCAAGAAAGCACTCTGGTATGCGAAGCACGCAATCGATAACAACGTGCCGTTCCTTGCCATGTACCTCGGGCCGGACAACGACATTATCACAGCCAGACCCATCAGGCTTCTCGGCATTCTAGAAGCCGAGAACTGGGCCGATCTCGAACCATTCTGGAATGAAATCAAGTGGGGATGTTACAAGAAGGCGGTCAAAGTGCTGGCCGACAAGATCAATGAAATCGAAAAGGATGGTGAGTGATGAACCGGGACCGGGTAATCATCGTCGCGATTATCTGCATGACGATTATCTTCATCGCGTCCACCGTATCGCCAGCCGGTTCCAGCGGGAAAACCGGCGCGGGATTCCAGATGGAAACCGTCAAGACCGGTGACGTGACATGGGCGTGCTTGAAGCATAACGGCGAATACATCGGCTGCAACACGGTGGAGACGGTCAAATGAATGTTTTCGCAGGCAAGACCGGCTACATCGTCTGGCCGCAAGCCGATACGGGAGTTCACACATGCCGCGTGTACGACTCACTGGATGAAGCTGAGAGCGCGGCACGTTCCAAAGCCGACTTCCACCACAGGGCGTATGAGGTGCGTACCGCTTATGAGAGTCCGGCAAGAACCATCAGAACAATCAACCCAAGGAGACACCAATGAGCGACAGAGTGAAAGTCGGCACGAGCAAGGTCACGTTCCGTGTGCGCGCGTTCGACTATCCGCAGATCGAGCTTGCATCCGTCGAAGTGGATGTGCCGATGTACACGAAGACGGACAACAAGCTCGACAACATGCAGCAGGGACATGTCACGGCGGACGTGCCGGACGGTTTCAACGAGAAGGTCAAAGACGCATTGCATGTGTTCGCGGACACTCTACAGGCATCGTTCAACGAAGAAGGAGAGCGAAATGTTGAGAAGCATTGATTTCAAAACAATGCCTTACCTGTTTACTGACAAGGCTGGCACTTGTCTGACTGTGGAGTTCGACGGCAGGGAACTGGAGGGCATCTACAAGCAGGTGAAAGCCATGTACGATCAGGAGAACCCGGCTGATACCTCGCAAACAGCAAGGGAGGAACCCATGATGAATGATGTAAAAGACAAGACGTTGCATGAGGTCATCGGCTTTCTGGAAAAAGAGTGGGACGCAGCTAATAACGTTTCTGATAATCCAGACGAAGAAGTGTACGACTTTTACGACGGAATGACGACGGCTTACGAGCATGTAATCAATTACTGCCGTCACATGCTCGGCTATTCCGGCTCGATGCCGTCCGAAGTGCCCAATCAAAGCGAGGGCGCGGAGGAATAATCATGTGGTTCAAACGCAAACACAACGAATACGGGTGTCCAATGTGCGGCAGACTACCCGTCCTCGCGGAAGGACAGACGGAGAAATACTACGAAACCCTCAAAGCCGTGAAAACAACAACCATATACCGGCTCCAATGCCCCAGAAAACACCTCTCTACAAACTGGTACAGCGACCCTATGGATGCAAGCATCAACTGGAAACACGTCGTGAACGAATACAAGAGGAAGGACACGAAATGAGCAGTCAATACAATGTTTGCCCGCTGTTTTGGAATGACAGAGGCGACTGCTATCGCTTAAGAAACCAGAATGCGCTTGAAAAGCTACTGAACGATGGTTGGAAGATTGTGCGGGTGGATACCATGTCGCCAACGGAATTTCAATCTGGCACCACAGTCAGCGCCACGAACGTCTACATTCTCGAAAAGCAAAGCGAGGAAAAGCAAAGCGAGGACACGAAAAAGAACAGTGTGTCAGAATTCCTCCCGCATGGTATGGGTCTACACGTGGAACTCGACACGAACGAAACATGCTACCTGAAAAGCGGATGGAAAGAACACTGTGGCTATATCTACGGGCTTGCTGTGAGTTATACGGATGGTTCCGGCATCATATCCGCTTGGCCTGACAATCCTGTTTCCATCGCAATCATGAATAGCCACGTGAGGCTAGCAGTCTCATTCGAGGAATATGGAACCAAAACCACCAAGCAAAGCGAGGACACGAACATGAAGGATGCAAACCGATGAACGGCGATAAGCAGCATGCGGTGTGGCGTGAAAGCATCGAAAAATACGGCAAGGAGATGCAAAGCATCGTCTGCATGGAGGAATGCTCCGAACTCATCCAAGCCATCAGCAAGTGTCTTCGTGGCAAGCCCGACGCAACCGACAATCTCGCGGAGGGAATGGCCGATGTGACCATCTGCCTGCATCTGCTCCAAGAAATGTACGGCATCACCGACAAGCAGGTTGATACGTGGATTGCTCGCAAAACGTTCAGGCAATTCGCGCGAATGAAGGCCGATGATCCATTCATGGAAAGCGAGGATACGAAATGATAGGAAACAGGAATATTCGACGAGGACTGATGGCCGTGCTTATGGCTGTGGCGATGGTTTTCCCGCTGGCTGGATGTGGGAATGAAGCGGATGCTGACGAGGTTGAAGACGGTAGTGACTGCATTGATGTGCGAGGCGACTTCACGGCCGATGAGTGCAGAATCAAGTTGCACGACGGCAGAACCGTGACATGCATCAACTTCGACACCTACAAGGGTGGAGGCGGTCTTTCCTGCGATTGGGACAATGCTAGCGGCAAGGACGTGGAAACGAAATAATGGAACATGAGCTAATCCCCGTATACACGAAGTTCAACGGTAACGGTGTGCGTGTGCAGAATGATTCTAAACTCATCGACTATCTGGACGATGGGTGGAAAATCATCAACGTCACGGCAGCGAACCCACTGGCATTGGACAATGAAGCCGTCGTGTTGTACGTGATCGAAAAGGAAAAGAAATGAGCGCGTATCCGTCTTATCGAATCCGTCAGCAAGTGCTCAACATGGATGCGATAGGATACGATGCCAACGAGATCAGCCGCCTGCTCGACATCGACAAGCGGCTCGTGCTCGACATCGAATCCCACCGGCTCCAACAAGACGACCATCCGCAACAGGATACGGAACAGCCAACGCTAATCTGACACACACACTATACTAGACAAGTCGCCCAACGGTTGCAAACAAAGGGTTGAGGCAACAAGACCAAACACACCCAAAACGCAACCAAGGAGCCAACACTTGACGCAAACCACATGCGCGGCATGCTGGAAAACAACCGACGACAAGCATATCCTCTGCACATCCTGCGAAACCCAACTCCAATTCGACCTGCAATGGTTCGAAAACCACCTGCAAGACCTCGAATGGCGCACAAACCGCATGGACAAGACAGGCAACGGCGGAGGCGGCGGACATAACGGACTCGCCACCTCCCCGGCACCATTACGCGAAACCGCGTTCGAACTCATCGAAGGCAACGGCATGGACGACATTCCAAGCCTCCGTGACATCATCAACGAATACGCGCGATGCCTGAACGTGACCGCCCCATACGACCGGAAACTCGAAACACTCATCCGCAACATCCGGCTCACCGACAAGTGGAAGACCAGCAAGGCGACACCAACCTACATGCGAATCATCCACCGTATCCGACGCAAGGCCCAGGAACTCCTCGACTTCACCCTCGAAGACCA